ATAAGATCATTCTCCAACATGCAGGCTTCTTGCTCGTTGAGTTCAATCTCCTTCTCCAACTCCTCCGCATAACCCTCGGCCTCTTTGGCGTCAGCACGGGCGGCTTCGAGTTGCTCGGTCAGGGCGTCTGCCTCCTTCCGCCAATGCACAAACGACTTCCAATGCTCGTCACGCTCGACAGTTAGGGCTTCGGCGCGAGGATCAGGGGTGCGGGTGTTCCATGCAGCAATAGCTTCGGCCCGCCACGGTGCATCATCAGCACGGTCATAATTGGTGCGGACTTCTGGACCCCGTGATCCGCAGGCATCACAACTGGCATATCCCCACTTGTCGCCTTGCTCATGGTCGAAGTAGGTGCTGACAGATTTCCCTTCCGTGCAGAACGGGCAGGGCTTTAGATCGTCACTCATAGTCCTTCACCCCATGCTTCTCGATGTCCTTGAGCATCAGCATCAGCGCCCTCTGCACGTCCTCGACGCTCTCCCCGGTCACTTGGATAGGCTCGTCGGTCCATGCAGGCCCATCGTCCATCTCGTACAGTTCGTGGATGGCGTAGTAGTATTCCCCGTCCACTTCGTTCGGTCGCGCCAGCTTGTGACGCATGAGTTGGTAGTGCCAGTGGCTCATGGCAGCATCTCCACTTCAACAGGCATGGGGGTGCACTCCATGCTGTAGTCATAGTCGAGGGCGTCGCCCACAGGCACCATCGCCTTCTTGCAGGCGGCTTCGGTCAGAAACGGGATGCCGTAGGTGCTGCCGTCGAGCGGCCCGCCGTGCATCGTGATCCAGAGGACTGTCACGTATTCGATCATCTCCGCCCCCGTTCCCAAGCCAGCCGCGCCAGCCGATTGGACAGCGCGTCGATGTCCTCGATGCTGAGCTGTTTGTTGTCCAAGATGGTCCAGTAGACCAAGTCCATGAACCGCTTGGCAGGCAGGACCTTCGCCGCGTTGATCAGCCCCTCGGCCGCTTCCTTCTGCACGTCGCGGTGCGGCATGGTCTCTTGTCTCTTGCGCCAGAAGAACATGTCAGTAGCCCTCCGGCTTCAGCGCGTCGAGATCGACGGAGAAGTAGACAGAATTCGCGCTGTCAATGTCGTGGCGGTATATCTCCATGCGGCTCATCTTCCCCGCCCGGCACAGCGCCCGCAGGTGGTTGCCAATCGAAGCGGCGTTGAGCTTGTCCTCGTTCCTCTTGTAGTCAACCTCCCGCTTGAAGAGTTGGTAGAACACCTCGCGGCTCGTCCACACCTGACCAGACAGGACCAGCTCCTCGATCTGGGCCTTCAGTTCTGGCAGGGTGATGCCCTTCTTTGCCGTAGGCACAGGCGTTGGGGCAGGCTCTGGTGCCGGGGGCATCACGGTCGTCTGCACAAGCTCTGCGATCCCGCGTTCCTCGGACGGGCGCAGCGGGAAGATGAAGATCGTCCGCCACGGAACACTGTCCCGGCGATCCTCGTAGTTGGGGACGTAGCGGGCCCGCACCATGTCGCCCGGCTTGATGTCAAACTTCTCCGTCTGGCTCTTGTGGAAGAAGATCGGGCCTTGGTTCTTGCCACTCGTGTCTCGGCCATAGGCATTGCCGGAAAACGAGACGGAGTAGACCAGCACATCGCTCTCGCGCATGTCGGCGAGATCGAAGGCAAGGCGCTTGTCGTGTTCGATGTTCATGATCAGTGTACCTTTTTCTTGGTTTCGGGTTCTTCTAGGTGTTCGGCCGCGCCCCGCAGGACCAAGGCCATCTTCTTGTCAGACATGCCAATCGAGCGGGCGTAGACCATTGCGGTGGTCAAGAGCAGGCTCAGGGCAACCGTCTTGTCGTCGCTCATGTAGCTGTCCACAATGGTGAGCAGCAGGGCAGACAGCTCGTCCGTCTGCATGTTGTCGGGCAGGCAGTGAACCGCCGCCTCGACCATCTTTGTCTTATCTTCGTGGCTCGTCAAAACGGACACTCCTCTCCGCGTTTGTACCAGTCGCTGGTCTCGGCCTTGGGATAAACCTTAGACTGGGGGGTTGTCTTAGTATTTTCGATATGCTTCGGGCGCAGGCCCAGCTCCTCAAGGAACTGGACAAGGCTGGGGTCGGTCATGCTGCGTCTCCCATCTTCGGTGCGTGATACGATTTCTTGATGCCAAAGGCCGGGTGCCCAGACCAGAAGCCCTCGATCCACTGATACCAGAGGCCGTCCTTGCGCTGGGTGGTGTTCTTCCAGCCCTCCTCGGCCTTGCGCCAGTGACCACGGGTGTAGTGCAGCGGCATGCAGCGCACAGGTTCGTCGCGGGTGAGCTTGGCCTTGACCTCTTCGCCAATGTTCCACGTGATCTTGTGCCATGCGTCAATGGCATACGACCCGCTGCGCTTGGCCGCGCGGCGCTCCTGCCTTGATCCGGCAGGTTCTTTCTTGGTGAAGCCGGGCTGGTTCAGGATCGAGCACATGGCGGCAACGGTGAGCGTGTGCATGGAATAGATTTGTTGGTCATACGGGCGGGTGATGTCATCTCCTCTTCCGTTAATTCTGAGAGAGTCCGCCACGCCAATCTCGTAGTAGCCCTGAAACATGGGCGCGAAGTAGGGCGAGACGAGGTATACGAAGCATTTCCCCGGGTCGCTTCTGTGGGTTATGGCAAAGTACATGAACGGAAGGTTGTCTGTTCTGCCTTCGAAGGTGATCTTTGTGCCGGGGGACCAGAACGCACAGACATTCGACGGCAGGCGGCAGTCGCTGTCCAGAACAAGCTCTTCCGTCTTCTTCCCGCCGAAGGTGTTCTCGTAGACTTGGTCAGCAGCCCGACCAACGCTCTCGTCGATCTGGTAGAAGTCGCACTCATTCAGCGCGTTAAGCGTATTGCTTGCAGCCTCGATATCCGCCTGCTCCGCGTCCAACAGGCCCGGAACAAGAAGTAAAGCCTTCCGGCACAGCTCCGCCATCTCGACGATGGAGCTCGGCTCTCGGACCTTGGTCATTGCTTCACCTCCACCATCGAGCCGTTCCCGTTCATGTGATACATTTTGACAGGTGACCACTGCCCGTCCCAGAACTGATCTATGCGCTGCCGGATGAGCCAGTTGCCCTGATCGTCCATGCCGTCGATGAAGTTGATGATGCGGATTTCCCCGGGCCTCGGACCTTGGTCCTCTGGGGTGCCGCGCACGTTCCACTTGGCCATCACTCTTCCTCCGGGTGCTTGGGCCAAGGCTTCCACGCCACGGGCGGGGTGTCCTTGGTGAACATGCTCCAGCGCCCCTCTTTGGGGAGCCAGCGGCTCAGCGTCACGACCCGGTCATTCCCGGCCGCGATGATATGGTCAGGCAAGAACTCCTCGACCACGACGACGTTCTTGCCGATTTGTCGTGTGCCAAGATTCGTCTGGCCCCGAGGGGCTTCGTCCATGTTGAAATTCCAGTCACTCACGATCCATCTCCTCGTCCTTAAGCTTGTGGTAGAGCCAATCGCCCTCCTCTGCGTCGTAATCGTCGTCCTCGATCTGCCCGTCGCCGCCGCAGTTTTCGCAGGTGTCCTCGTACTCCTCGATGAAGCCCACGTCGCGGCCGTAGTTGTGGCTGTGGGCGCGCTCGTAGAGCACCGTTCCTTGGCCATTGCACTCTGGGCAGGTTTTGTAGTAGGTGTGGGTCATGGTTCGTCGTCCTCCATGTCGATGAGCCGTTGGATGTACAGCTCGTCGTCGTCCTGATCAGGCTCAATCTCAAGGTATCCAGCGCCGTCGCAGGTCTCGCAGTTGCCGCTGCTTTCGACAAACAGCCCGCTCCTGATCTCTTCGTTGATGGTTACCCAGCCGTCTCCGTGACAGTCTGGGCAGGTTTTTTCGGTAATCATTGTGCCGTCTCCTCTTTGTCCTTGGGCCACCCCATCTCGCGCAAGCCAGCCACGACATATGGCACCAGCGCCGTCGATTCCCGCGCAGGCTTGGGTTCCTTGGGCGGCTCTTCCGGCAGGTACTTGTGAAGCTCCGGCTCCAGCAGCGTCTTGGCCTGCTTCAAGGTGCGGATGCCCCGCAGCATGGCCTCAAGCTTCTCCTCCATCGACCAGCGAGCCTTCCACTGCGCCTCGGCGGCGCGGGATAGATCGGCCAGCGGCCCTTGGACCTCGGTCACAAGCTCTCGGTCCTCGGCAGCGCTGTTGTAGTGGATGCGGTAGGCGTAGAGCGACGTCCCATGTCCGTGATCCCCCTCACGCTGCCAGATGATGTTCCCGCCCCCGAGGTGGTTGGCATGCGTGGCAAAGCGGGCCGCCAGCCAGCGCCGGAGCTCCGGCTTGTCATATATCGCCCGCACCTCGGGCGGCATCTTCTCGATGGCCTTGGCCTGTAGCAGAGCATGTGCCTGCGCGGTGTGGTCGATCCGGGGGATGTCGGCCATGATCTTTTTGACGATGTCGGCCTTGTGGCCTTTGGTGAGGTTCATCACACAGCCTCCTTGCAAGCGCAGCCGCTGCGGAGGTTGTCAGGAAACACGCTGGCCTTGCGGCAGTCGCAGTTCTCGTCGTCGCAAGCGTTGGCGTACACGTCCTCTTCGGCAGCGTTGGCTTCCCGAATCGCTGCCCACAGTGTCTCCCGTAGCTCCGCGCGGCGCAGGTAGAAGGTCATCTCGCCCACGTCACGGAAATTGGGGTAGCCGCTACCGCTCAGCTCAATGTCGTTGTCGAGGCAGTCGATGATCACCTGCGCGTAGGCGACGGACAGGGATAGATTGATGGTGTCAGGCATGTTGGTTCTCCGTTTGGTTTAGGTTGTAGGTGCTACTTGTGTAAAATAAACAAGTGAGGGTGTCAAGGGGGTGGGTTCTGGTTGCTGGGGGGTGGGGAGGGTGGGCCGAGGGCCTCGGACCTTGGTGCTTCGCGAGTTTCCCTTATACGGCCAAAATCCCCAGCGTGAAAAAAATAAAAAAGTTGAAAAACAAAAAAAAACTGTAAAGGACGTAAATTTCCCTTATAACCCTATGTTTTTAAAGAAAAATACCCATTTACAAACACGTTTTTTGACCGTATCGGCTTTACAAACAAGCGGAAATAATCAGCAACTTCTCTACCCTGCCCTGTCCCTGAGCGTTGCTGAAACGGTTGAAATGACGCTGGGAGCTGTGGCTCTATAAGGGGAACTCGCCTTGCCACCCTGCTTTTGACGCTGTAGAGTTGTGGGAATACCACAAGTTGGAGGTTGATACATGGCCGAGCGTAAAAAGCCGGGGCCTGCCCCTCGGGTGAAGCGTGATAAGACGGTCGATGCCGCCCCTCTCTTAAAGTCCGCCTTCGAGCTTGAGCTTGAAGAAGAGTACGGCCGGGAGATCACTGTCAGGCAACGCACGTTCTGCGAACTGTATGTGGAAGGCAGGCTGACGGCCACCGAATGCGCGAGGCAGGCGGGATATAGCGTCAACGCTGCCCGAGACATCGCCACCAAACTGCTCAACGGGTCGTCCTTCCCTCATATCCCTCGCTACATCGCCCAGCTTCGCGAGGAAAAGGAGCGGCTCTACGGCGTCACGCTGTCCGGCCAGCTCGAGCGGCTTTACAAGCTGTCCCGCGCAGCCGAGGACGGCGGTCAATTCTCTGCCGCCATCAACGCGGAGAAGATCAGATCGGCCCTCGGTGGCCTGACGGTTGACCGTCGCGAGAACGTCAACACCATCGACCAGATGACACGCGACCAGATCACCGCCCGCCTTGCGGAGTTGCAGCAGAAATACCCGCAGGCTTTCATCGTAGATGCCGAATACACGGAGGTGCCCAGTGGCCGGACCAGAAGCAAAGGTGTGGGCAAATATGCGGAAATATCTGCCCCCGAAATGTCACGCGACGAGGATT